CTCAATGTTAGTCAACTGATTCATGATGTCAAACTTTAACTGTTCAACATCAGTGATAGGAGTGTGAACAACACGTTCCTTATCGATACCGAAATTCTCGAAATAAGATTGCGGAGTACCAAACTCGGAATCGTAGAAAAGAATTACAGCATCAGGGTACTTGTCCTGATATGCTTTTGCCATGATCAAACTGAAGGCAGTCTTGAAATGCTTACTCGGACCAGCCCACATTGTGAGACCAGGAGTAAAGCCACCATCAAGAGAACCTGACAGTGCAACATTGACCGCAGGGATCATTGTTTGAATCATATCTTTCTCTTCGAAGAAGATGGATCGAGAAAGAACAGCAGTATCTTTAATTGTTGAATTTTTCTTGAGTTTATCTAGTAGGCTCATTTGTATTCTCCGTATTTGGATATGTTAATTGTATAGTATTTTATGCAAAAAAGCAATCTAGTGTGTCGATTTTTTCTGTTTGCCAATTGATGGTAGAAAGAATAATGTCAAGTGGTTCAAGAAATGACTTTTCAAACTGTAAATCATAGTCAATATATTGCTCAGCATCCAGTTGTTTCGGTAAACCAGATAAGAACGCAAGAGTATTGTTATTAAACATGTTTGGCTGCTTCAAGTAAATAAACTTGATCTTCTCGCCCTCTTGTATCAATTGATAACGCTTTGTTAAATTTAATTCGCGCAAGGAATGATTGTATACAAGTGCACCCTTGACATGAATCGGTGTTCCTTTCTTGAAAATATTAACCTTGTCTTCATATTCTCCCAAGCCATTCACACTTCGAGGAAATGCTATATCTTCAACAGGCAAGTTTTTAAACTCTTTGCGGAATTTTTCAATAAACTTGTGCAAGTCATCCTGCGTTTTATTCATGATAATGTCAATTGCTTCTTTAATCTTTACGCGACAGGCAGAAGGAGTTGAAGATCTAATCGCTGATATGCCCATCATTTTTAGTTTTGGTTTTGTGTATGCGACACCTTCACTATCATAAACATTCAAGATATAGTTCTTTTTCGCAACCCAAATCGCTTTATCAGCAAGAGACTCGCGCTTCATCTCCATGCGCTGTTGATACGCATTAACATACTGCCGCAGTTCTTCATATGACTCATCAATATATGGCTGGATCTTTTCTTCGCAGATCTTGTTCATGAAGCGAATGACTTTCTTCGAGTCACTTGTATCTGGAAAAAACTTTTGTACAATAGGTCCAAGGTTTAGATAAATTGAATCTGTGTCTGAAGCAATTACATAATCCTCGTTGCCAGTTTTCAACAAGATATTCATATACTTGTTAATCTTCTGCTCAATCCAACGAATAGACAACTGACCTGCTGTAGTAATACCCTCGGCGATGCGAATATCAAAGAAGCGGAAGTATTGATTGCCTAGCGCACCGTAAGCGGAATTCAGAGTAACCTTCTTCGCCAACTGCAGATTATTATATCGTGCAACTTGCTTCTCGAGATACTGAACCTGATTCTTATCCTCAAGAACAGTTTCGATTTTCTTTTTAGCCTCAAGTGCCAACTTCTTATAACGTGTACGATCTTTGTACATACTATCCATAATCTCAGGCAACACACCTTGTTGTTTTGTGCTGAACAACTGACCATTCGGAGTCAGAGTTGCATCGAAGTCTTTTAGTGGTGATGTATCGATGCGCTGATTGAGCAAAGTATCAACTTCAATCTTACGATTGCCAATAAACTGCCGCATCTCATCAGTATACTTCGCTGGCTCTATAAGAGTTTCCATCGAAAGATTATACTGCATAATCAAGTGCGGATACAGACTGTTCAAGTCAAACGATGCAACCCACTGATGCATGCCAAGAATGGGATCTTTAACATACGCACCTTCGTATGCTGTTTTCTTATCACCGCGCTTCATCTGCGGGATAACAATATTTTTCTTCTTTAGATAATTGTAAACAATTGCGTCCCACATACGGACTTGAGTGAATACATCGTCGTAGTTGACTTTGTTATCGTACGCAAGAGTCAAAGCCAACTCAATCAACTTCATCTTGTCTTCGAGTTTTTCAACAAGTTCAACGTCGCGAATATTATACTCGATAAACTTTTGATAATCGTGTTTGTAGAGTTGGTGTAGACTTTCGAACTCAGAGTAATCTAATTTCTTTTCGCCAATTTCAACATGAGCAATGTTATCTAGACGATACGACTCTTGCTGCGAATAAGTAAACTTGCGATAAAGTTCTAGATAGTCGAGCGTAGAAACACCTACAACATCATAGATGATGTGCTCGCGATTCATAAAATATGCTTCGCGCTTGTCTATATAATTCCACGGCGACAACTTCTTTGCTTCTTGTTCACCAAATAATTTGGTGATACGATTTACAAGATAAGGAATATCGAAGGTCTTGATATTCCAACCTGAAACTACATCGGGGTGAAATCTTGCCCAGAAGTCGAGGAATCTTCGTACAAGGTCTGATTCGTCGCGGCACTTTGCATAGTGCACATCGTCACGATGCTTGATATAATCGCCGCAACCAAACACAAAATAATTACCTTTGAGTTTAATAGTGATGGCTGTGATTTCTTCGATCGCATCTTTTGGCTCGGGAAATCCATTTTCTGATCCGACCTCGATGTCAATATAGGCAATGCTAACCTTATTAATATCCCAGAGTATATCGTCACCAAAAGTATCGGCAATATAAGAATACTCGTAACGATTATTACCATACACAGGAAAATTATCGACACTTTCATACCTCTTAAGAAAATCACGGCACTCTGGAATAGTTCCTGGCTGTATTGGTTTTACAGAGTTACCATCCAGAGTTTTGATATTAGTTTGCTCTTGACTCAGCAAATAAAATGTGGGGTGATATTCGATCTTACGTCGAACACGTCTGTCGTTCTCTACACCTCTGAAGAGTATATACTTCCCAGAGACGCAAATGTTAGTATAGAAATCGGACATATCACCCTGTAATTAATTGCTTCGGAGGAACAACTATTCCTGTGCCAAAGATATTATTATAACCGTTTTTCACTTCGTCAGCAACTTCTGCAATTACAAGAATATGATTCTTGTTAATTGTGAATGGAGGATTACTTGCCTGCATCCAAGGCATAAAGCCAAGCACTGGTGCTCCATCTTTTCCGCGCTGAAGAACGCAAGCAACAGGATTTGTGAATGTAATTTGACTGTCACTGTCCTCTTCGATTTCTACAATTAATTCCTCGCCATTTACGAGTTTGATTGCTTTGATGTTCGCCATTTTCCTTTTTCCTCTTGTAATTGTCAAATAATCCTTTTTGTTTAATGTTTTGTGGAGTTCCGTTTTTATAATAAACGTCACTCAACATAGTCCAAGTATCTTTGCCGACCTTGAGACTCCATCCATTAAAATCTTTTATTTCGATATTCTTCAAAAGAAGAAAATCACGAAATTCTGCTAGTGAGTGCATTATTCTTCACTACTATTGGTTTCCGCAGACTGTCGCTTCAATTTAAAATTGACATGATTAGCATGCGCAGAAATAAATTGACGTTTCAGTAAACCGCGACTGTGTTCATTACCCGTCCAGCCATATGTTTGCCCCATGGCAAGCATGCGCTTGTATTGACGCGGAAGTTTAGCATTAAAAAAATCACTACGATTAGCCATTTAATAGATCCTCACACTTTTTCCAAAATTGTTCTTGTTGCCCTGGAACTCTAATTTGGAAATTGTGCCAGAACATATCACCAATTTCCTGATTTCCGTATGTTGTTCCAAGACCATAATTCGGTAGTCCATTTTCCAATGTCCAATATGGACGGCGATCTTGTTCCCAATCATATCGGTATACATCTCTATCATACTTGGTTGGTAGTGACATGTCAACCTTCACACCAACTTCTTCTGCTTTCCAAGTATATTCCTCTGCCACATCTCCTCTTGAAGTTTCTATCGCAGATGGTTTACCAATCTTAATGTAAGATTCTTTTGACAATGCAACGGCTGAAGGTGCTGCAAATAAATGATTGCCATTATCAATATGACCTGATCGTTGCGCGTTACCTATCAATATTCCTTCGCTTGCTTTGTTCACATAGTAGTCGATTGCAGTTTCGCTCACTGGTAGACAATCAATATCTAAAAATAGCACAACATCAAAATCAAATTCTTGTTTTACATTCAACTTTTCATTTGGGGCGCCATTTACTGCCCAGATGTAGTCCATGAATATACCATGAGGAATCTCGCCCTGCATAACAATGTGAGGGAGTTTAGTTTTATTGAATTTATCAACAACCAATTTCTGTAGTTTTACAGTGCGTTGATTGATATTAGGCATAAAGTAAGACGCTATACATGCTTTCATGCATCACCTCAGCACCAGAATAATTTCTTCCATGCCTTTTCGCTTGGAACATGACCAAAAGGATTTATGTCTTTTCTAATAAAAAAAGCATTGACACCACGCTCATCGCAATACACTAAATCATATCCCTGCCTGTCGGCTTGTATCTCAATAGACTTTAAACTGGCACCAAATATAGTATTGTGTATAAGAACGTGATCGTCGTTTCTAGGCATTATATATTCAACCGCGCCATCAAAACAACCATTATATTCTTGAATACACACTCTTGGCTTATATTTATCGAGAGCCTCTCTAATATAGTAATCATTACTGTCTATATCGATAGACAATAAATCCATTTCTATGGGCACTGAAACTTTCTCGAACAGCCCTACTACGTTATCAGCAGTGACTTTATTCTTTACAAAAACCCCATTAGGTGGGATCTTGGATACATCAATCATTTGCATATCGAACCAAAATGTATTCCAACCAAGAGTTCCCAGGTTATATGTATTACATTCTGGGAAATTGACAGCCATACCGATTTCTGCAGCAACTTTATTTGTAGTTCCTATTACGTTAAAGATGTGTTCAATTATTCCATCTTCTCCTTGCTGCGAGTATATCTTTTTTTCATACTGCTCAAACATTTTTATTTCTCCTCAAATCTGCATCAACCATAGACTTAACCATTTCTTCAAATGAAGTTCGTGGCTTCCAACCAAGTTTAGTTTGAGCCTTTGTGCTGTCTCCGCAAAGACTAAACAAATCTGCTGGTCTCTTAAATCTGGCGTCAGATTCTATATACTGTTTCCAATCAGGGATGCCAACATGGTTAAAGCCGATTGATAACAGTTCACCAATTGTATTTTGCATTCCTGTAGCAATAACGTAGTCATCTGGTTCATCTTGTTGCAACATCAACCACATTGCCTCAACATAATCACCAGCAAAACCCCAATCTCGTTTAGCATCCAAGTTACCGAGTGTAATCTTATCACTCAATCCCAACTTAATCTTAGCAATGCCATCTGTGATTTTTCGTGTTACAAACTCAATGCCTCGGAGTGGGCTTTCGTGATTGAACAAAATACCATTGCTTGCATGAAGACTGTAACTTTCTCGGAAGTTTACTGTAATCCAATATGCATAAAGTTTTGCTACACCATATGGGCTTCTTGGTTTGAACGGTGTTAATTCATTTTGCAAATTACCATCACTGTTACCATACATCTCACTGGTGCTTGCTTGGTAATATCGGGTAGATGGGCTGATGGATTTAATTGCGTTTAGAATATTCAACGGACCAATGGCATTGACTTCTGTTGTTAGTTTGTTTAGATCCCAACTAATACCAACAAAACTCTGCGCAGCCAGATTGTAGAATTCAACTGGCTTGATGTTTTTAATCAGATGATTGATTGAATTCTCATCAGTGATATCACCAGTAATAAGTTCAACATCATCACTTATGCCTAAGAACTTTAGATTGTCGAGATTAGGATTGGAATATCTCTTGATCAAACCATAGACCTTGTAATCTTTTTCCAATAGAAGTTTGGAAAGATATGGTCCATCTTGACCTGTAATTCCTGTAACAAAGGCAACTTTCTTTTTCATTTTAAAACCTCTAGTTCATAGTAAATGTTAATCGCGGAATAAAAGTTATTCCTGTCTAATTCCAATTTTATGTCAACGTAAGTTTAATGCCT